TAGTTCATTCCTTTTACTAACCATTTGCTTGTCAGCATCAGCAGCCATCTGGTCTACCCAGTACTGAACAGCCATAGCTAGTACGTCAAGTCTATCATCGTGAGCCAAAGCACCACGCTGTTTGGTAATTCTAGTCAACTGATACGTCAGCATATACTTCACAGCCCTCTCAGGCGGCATAGACTGTACGCTATCATAGTCCTTCTGGATTACTTTAGGGTCTATGACTAGCTTGTGTTGATTCATGACAGGCTCTAGCGTGTCAATAATCCTGTGTTCCTTCTGCTTGCTGTGGCGTACCTCTTCCATAGTTACAGGATAGGTCTTCTCTAGGTATGGCTTCATAAGCTCAGTGAACATACCGTCACCAAAGTTACTCTCAACCAGCACCATATTAACCCTATGCACCTTAGCAAGGTCTGCAAGAGTCTGTAGTGTCTCCTGAGAATACCCACCAGCAATACCACCAGCGTCTACAACGTAAAGGAAACCATTAAGCATCTTCACAATGGCGTATGCAGTCTCGTCAGAGCCTCTACCAGAGGGGTCAATGGCAAGGATACTGCCTGTATACTCAGACCGCCCTAGCGTCTCCTCAGGGGCATAGAACTTATCCCCACTGAGACCTACGTTAGGTAACTCATTGAGGGGTTTCATGATGCCATACACCACCTTTTCAGGTGCTGTGTCCCTATCACAGGACATAATCATCAAGTCTGCAAGCTTTAGCGGATACTTATTAGCGTCAGAAAGACTAGTATCCAACATAAACTGGAGAGCAAAACCAGACCTACCATAACTTAGTTCTCTTTCTAACAAATCTTCGTCATCAAATCGCTTAGAGTCCGTAGGAAGCCCGTAGACAGCCTCTAGGTTGTCCTGAAGGTATTCATACAGCGAGGGAGCTAGACGGCCTCCATAGGCCTTCTCTGCCCTTTCTAGGGTAGGGTATCTAGCTGGCCAGACTCTCATGTCATAACCACGAGTAGTAAGGGTATTATAGAGGCTCATCTCGTTCTGAGGTGTACCTAGATAGATAATCTTACCGTCAGGCTTAAGAACAGCGTCAAATTCCTTAACAGTCTCCCCAAGCTTCTCACGCATCATGTGTGTCATTGAGTTGTTGGGTACTTCAACGTCATCAGCAATGATAATGTCAGCACGAGAACCAGTCAACTGACCAGTCACACCCACTGACTTAACGCTAGGAGACCCTGAGGCCTTCGCTGGGGCTACGTCAAAGGCAATCTTAGACCACCTCTGCCCATCCTTTGCCACTAGGTGTTGGCATATAGGTAGCTCAGTAATAATCCTCTGTGTAAATGTAGAGAAGTCATCAGCCCTAGCCTTACTAGCAGACACCACCATGAACTTAAGCTGTGGGTCTAGGAGGAGTTGGTGTACGACATAGGCTGCTGTGATGTAGCTTTTACCTACCCCACGAAAGGCTTCAATAATGCAACGCTTTGGTGAGTGCTGTAGGTAGTGTGCTATGTCGTATTGAATAGGTGTTGGCTCTGGGAGTCCTAGATGTTGCCATACAAGATAGGTAAAGTTCCTAAAGTCTTGTAGTTGTTCTGGTATCTTAGTCATCATACATAATGTCTATAGGGTGGTCATGAGTATCTTCTGCTTTAGCCCACACTGCATTGATTGGTGCTACAGAAAACTCAAAGGTAGTATCACCAATCTTGTGTCCTGACACTGCTCCTTCTATCTTGAAGCCTGTAGCAGCAGTAGGTTCAGTAGTATTAGTACCAAAGCCTACCTCAATAGTATGAGCATCGTGATGGTTCTGAATAGCTAAGTAAGTACGAGTATGGTCTTCATCTAGTATCTTAGTCCAGTTACCACCAGTCAGTGTCTTCTGTTCTGTTTTAAGTGAAGCATTAGCTGCTACTGTCATTGTACTGCCTCCGACATATCAAAGGGTAAGCTTTCTAAGAGATTAGCCAAGGGTGACTCAGCAGTCACTACGTCAAGGCTTGCTCCGTTGTCCTTGAGAAACTTAACAGCTACTGATAGTTCACTTGCTGTCGCTTCTCCACTCATCACACGACTTAGTAACTCTTTCGTCACTTGTTCGTGTAGAGTGTCCATCAGTTGTTTTTCTGTCATCTATCTTTTCTCCACGGTTCTTAGCTGCCTGTTCAGCAGTAGTCTGATTAAACATATTAAATATGTGTGTACTCACTTACTAACACCCTTTATCTTTTCAAAAGTACGGAGTCCTGCCATTCCGAGCATTGCAAAGGTAAGCTCAAGTAGAACGTCAGAGGGAACAGTAGGGACTTCTCCCTCTACTCCTGCCATGTTCATACCCCACTGAGCAAAGTTTGCACCAATGAATAACCAGAAGATACCTAGCGCACAAGACCAACCGATTGCTGGTCTCCAGCCAGCGACAAAGATGTTCTTGTGTTTTGCCTCTGTTTGGTTTGTTGCTATCTGAGCTAGGTTAATACTACTAGCGTTCTCTATCAGGGTTTTTTCAATGTCCTGTAGAGCCTTTGCTTTACCATTCTCATCAGGAATAGTCCTATCAATTACCCCACTAATAAGTGGGAGTAGTTGTGGTATTAGAGCAGTAATCATGTTTGCTCTCCTATCTGTTCGCATTTGCTTCCTACAACGTAGGGAGGATAGAACATCTGTGGAACAACGTCTACCATTTCCTGTAGACGCTGCTCACACTGTTGTTCTGTTTTGTACAAACCACGATTGTCTCGTAGTTCTACACAGGGTGGTTCTGCATTAGGCAGCATACTACACACCAGTACCATAGCCTGAAACATTACATAACCTTAGAAAATAACATAGCAGCCAGTGCTACCATAGCAAAGGTAGACCCCATAATCATGGCTTCTAACCGCCACATACGCTTTTCTAAGCCTTCTAGCTTTTCTTTTATGCCATTGTAGCGTTCCAGACAGAGGGCTTCGTGATTATCTAGTTGTGACTGTGTACTCATTAGTCTACCTCAGGCCAGTTATTAATAGGTGCATTACCAGTAGGTATGCCTTCAGCGTCCACAGGAGCGTCATACAAGGCGATAAAGGCTTCATGGGTAGTAACACCGCTAATAGAGGCTTCTATCGCTCCTGAGGCTTCCCTGACCGATTGACGGTATGTTAGGATTTCTGAGGGGATTGCTACATCTGTCTCAGCCTTCCTCGTTACATACCAGTCAGTAGGTGCTAGTAGTCCTGCTGCCTGTGTTTTTGCTAGTGCAATAGCCTGAGACTTTAAACCAAGGATGACCACCTGTTCACCATCTTCTAGTACAGGATTACCGTCCTCGTCTACTGCATTAACATCTTCTAACGCCTTAGGGGTACTTGCGTCCCACCAGAAGCGGTTGTCAAAGGAGGGTGCAGGGTCAACCCACACCATCCCTTTACTAGTTTTCTCAGCATCACTCCACCGCCCCCACGAGGTTGGGTGGGTAATACCGTCAGAGTCTTTCCAACTCCGTCCTTCTCTTATTCGTTTTCCGTTATATGTCCACATTTTCGTCACCTCGCATTTGCAAATTTGAATGGCTGTTCACTAATAGACAGAAATATATATGAACCGCCTGATGCGTTCCATCCAGAATTAGATGTTCTTAACTTAAACCCATTCGATAGAAAATCTGCTCCAAATGCTCCTCCACTTGCTTCAGCACTTGATTGATTTGCATAAAGTCTCCAATCGTTAACATTATATGGCCCTCTAACGCTATCGTGCATATCCCAGTTATCAGCCGCATCAGTACGTTTTATCAACAGAAATGAACTGCGGTGTCCTGTATAAACAAATGGCCCATCTGCCGAACCATTGCCAGTGTAACTGCCCACCTTGCTGAAGCCATCAACGCTGTGGAAACAGTAGGCTACATAATCCACGCCACTAATGTTTGTTGCATTTGCGGCAGTGCCATTGTTTTTAACTACAACTAATGACGATGTTGGGCCGCCAAACGTAGTATTCCCCGTGTTGACTTCACCCGCAGTTGAATTTAGTTTTAATATATACCCAACTGTTGATAACTTATGGTGAAAAACCTTCCAGTCATACGCTGTGCCAGTGCGGTTCTTGATGATAATCATCTCTGGTTTTGCGCTTAGTCCGTGACCAAAATTTGCAGTTCCAGAACCATCCCCAGTATAAGTAGCCACGCTAAACCCTGCATCTGGATTAGCCGACACAGTTGATGTGATACTGCCATCGGTGTTGGATACGCCAGAGCCGTTGGCTTTCCAGTTCCAAGAAAC